AAGACATGGAAACCATCGGCGCGGCGTACCAGGCGTACGGCCCCGAAGCGTTTAATGGTGTACAAACCATAGGCTCATGCGCCACACTTCAAGACCAGTACCACGTAGATATAAAATACTTTGGAAAGATTTATACCTTTAACGGCCAGTCAATCCAAATAATCGGCTCTGTACCACATGGTACCAATGGCCCAATGGTGTACTCGTTTGTCAGGGTAAATCCGCTGTACACGTAGTATGGATAATATATCTTACGACCTAGCAAAGAGATTAAAGGATGCGGGCTTTCCTTATAAGCCTACGCGACTACACTTCGATGGAAGTGTAGAGACACCACCCACCCTCGAAGAACTCATAGATGCGTGTGGGGAAAGCTTTGATGCGTTGCTATTGCAGAAGACAGAACAGCAAAAGTTTGCCGATGGTAAGCAGTGGGTCGCCATGCAAAGCCGATTTGATGGCGGGGTTGAAGACTTACCGCGTGGCTCCACCCCACTCGAAGCCGTCGCTAACCTCTGGCTCGCACTAAACGAAAAATAACTCTATGTCCTACATCTGCGGCCAATGCCAGTCAGAAGTACACCAAGTAACTAAACCAGTAGGCTCCCGACTTTTCCTTTGTGAATCATGCCTAGAAGACTTTGAACCAGAGACAGAGGTATGAAGAAACAGTTTTTTGTTGTTAATCACGGTACATACCCGTTCGATATTCTTGTTGGTATAAATGTGACTGATAAAGAAACAATAGATTATTTAGAGAGAAAATTAAAACAGGTGCTAGATGATGAGTGTAGGGCCAAGCTTCCTATGAACGGAGTTGGACGAACATTGATGATGCCAAATGGGGCAACTGTGTTGCGAGTGAATCAATCTAAGTCTTTTTATGAAGACTTAGCCCATGAGGTGTTTCATGCAGTGGAGTTTCTTTTCGACCGCATTGGTCTTGTACATTCTATTGACGGCGGTGAAGCATGGGCGTACCAAATCCAACACATCACTAAGCAGATACTTCAGAAAATAAAATGAAGCGCAGCTGGTTAAAACGTAAGACACCATACAAAAAAGCACCTGTAAAGTTTTCGCGTATAAGCAAGAAACCACGCAAGAAGCCATCTGACTCAATATCCGTACTTAAAAAGCGTGCAGACGCAGTTTTTAGCCTCTGGGTGCGTGCTAGGGACTCGGGTGTGTGTTTTACGTGTGGTGTTCAGAAGCCAACATCACAGATGCAAAATGGTCATTACGTGAGTCGCGCACACAACTCTTTAAGATACGACGAACGAAACTGCCACTGTCAGTGCGTTTCGTGTAATGTGTTTCGTCATGGAAACATGGATGTATACGCGCTAAGGCTTCAAGAAAAGTACGGCCCCACCATTCTTCAAGACTTAGACCGCGAGAAAAAGAAGATCAAACAGCTCACCAAGGAAGAATTACATGCTATAATAAATAAATATGGGTAGGTCAACATACATGCCTGTAAAGGAAGCAGAGGGGAACATCAACAAATACATGCGTGCCCACGTAGACCGTAGTGAGTACGCAAGTTTAGTAGAGAACGAGTGTGCGTGGTGTGGTGATCCGCTTGATGGAGGGATAGAACGATACGAGATCAGAGGAAACTGTTGTATCACATGCCAAAACAAAGCTCGTACTTACCGTATGACTGAAGCTCAATTAGACAAAGCACTACGCGACCCCGCACAAGTCCTTGAAAAAGAAATCTTCAAAGACGACACAGACTACGCCTACCTTAAACGCTCCCTACGACTAGACATGCAAGCTAGTGATATAGAACAATCCATGTTGAGAGCAGAGCGTATTATACTTATTACCGAGTAGCTCTATGCCAACACTTTCTAAATCCTCACAAGAATATTTACACGAACTTGCTACAAAAATTAGCACATTTTGTGGTGAGCCGTACGAAAGGTGGACGGACGAACAAAAAGTATCGATTGAACAGTTTCTTACTGTTAGTACATCTGTAGAATATCAAAATAAAAATGCCAACCCTTAGGCAGAGAAAGCTTGCAAATGAAACAATCGACGGCATACCCCCCAAACTACCGAGATATTGTTGACCACCTCGGTGACGTATCAAAAGCCCGCCCGCTATTCTGTTACGGCAACACCATCTACAACCCATTTAAGCGTGAGATAACAAAAGACTTTGAACACCACGAATACATCCACAGCATCCAGCAAGGAGAAAACCCAGAAGTATGGTATTATAAATACCTACGAGACCCAGCGTTTCGTCTTCAACAGGAGCTAGAAGCATACGGTGAGCAGTATCGTTTAGCCATCCTAAACAAAGCCCCGCCGCAGATCAGAGACTGGTGCCTCGAAACCCTAGCTAGAGAACTCTCAAACGAAGCCTACGGAAACCTTGTCACCCTCAATGAAGCAAAGTCAAAGATACGAAACTACGTAAAATATAATGCAATAAAAACAGTCTAGTAGTCAATAATAATAATATCTATGGGAAAAGCAGGTAGACCATTTGGTAGCACATCACGTCCACAGCTAAGGAAGTACCTCACACATGACCAGATAGAGGACTTTGCGAAGTGGCTTATCAAGGAGTACAAGAAGAAGCCTGAACTTGCTAAGTGGTTAGGTGACCAGATATTTGGTAAGGCAGTGCAACCTATCGGTGGGGATGAGGAGAATCCTATCAAGGTACAAATCACTGGTATGAAGATTATCCAAGAAGATAAGGAAGACAAAACAAATGACCCAGCCTAATGACGTAGTGGCACACATAGTGCAGGTATCCTTTGCAAAGGCAATGTTTGAGATGCATGTAGACACGTATGTTGGCGCGACATTAGTCTCAGCAATGCAAGACGCACTTGAAAAAGAAATAACCAGGCTAAAGGAGGCAGGACTACTAAGCGATGGAACTAGAGTTCAAAACGAGGAACCAAAAGCAGATTGACGCCGCTACATTCTGGGTAGATGAATCTACCGAGGAGATACTATACGGCGGTGCTAAAGGAGGTGGTAAGTCATACCTCGGTGCATCCCTAATCTTTGGCGATGCTCTCATATACCCAGGCACTCACTACTTCATTGCTCGTAAAGAGCTCATAGACCTCCGTAAGTTCACTATTCCAACTGTCCATGAAGTGTTTAGTAACTGGGGACTAAAACTAGACGACTATGCTTCGTATAACGGACAGGATAACTGTTTCAACCTAACCAATGGCAGTAAGGTGTTTCTTATTGCGTGTAAAGAAGAACCGTCAGACCCACTGTTTGAACGCTTTGGTTCTATGCAAATGACACGTGGATGGATTGAAGAGGGAGGTGAGATCGCAGAGGCCGCCAAGTCTAACCTATGGCTTTCGATAGGACGATGGAAGAATGACATATACGGACTCAAAAAGAAACTGCTCATCACCGCAAACCCCAAGAAGGGTTGGATGAAACGAGACTTTGTAGACCCAGCAAAACGTGGCGTGTTGGCCCCAGGTCGCAAGTACGTACAGGCGTTTGCTACAGACAACACCTATCTACCCAGTGACTACGTGGAAACACTACGCTCAGAAAAAGACAATGTCCGCAGGCAACGTCTCTGGGAAGGGAACTGGGATTACGACGAGGACCAGGACAGCTTGATTACTTTCGACGCGCTCACTGACACGTTCTCGAACACCATTACCATCGAGCCTGCAAATTACTTAACTGTAGACGTAGCGCGACTTGGGGATGACAGCACAGTCTTTGCATCTTGGCATGGGCTAGAACTCTATGATGTTATTAAATACACAAAACTACCTACCGATAAGATTATCCAGCTACTCAAAGACCACGCTGCAAGTGAACGCATCCCCTACTCAAACATCCTGGTGGACGAGGATGGCATAGGTGGTGCGGTGGTAGACGGGCTGTGGGGCGTGAAAGGCTTTACTGCTAACTCGACTGCCATACCCACACTCCAACAGGTACGCGAGCGACAGTCCAAAGCCGACCACTTCCTTGTGCCCAAGACCACCTTCTCAAACGTCAAAGCCCAGTGCGGGTGGAAGCTAGCCGAACTCATCAACGAAAGGAGAATCGCATTTAAGGTACCTGACTACCGCGATGAGATAATCGAAGACCTCACCGCAATGCTGCGAGACCACCAACCAGACGGTGAAGGGAGAAAGCGTCTCAAGTCTAAGGAGGATGTGAAGATTACCATAGGCCACTCCCCAGACGTAGGCGACACCATTCTCATGCGCGTGTGGTTTGAGTTGGTTAAGGATGCTCATGGTATCTCAGACACCACGTCAAAACGCACTCAGGACGAGATGCACAGCTTGGTTTTGAGGAACCGTAATACACAGGGTCAAAATTCAGCAGAATAAACTGTGCTTGGTATAATGTGTGGTAATGCAGGATGAATCCATCGGCGAATTAGTCCGCCGTGTTGAAGACGATTATCTACGTGGCACTACACAAATCTCAAAGCATGTGTCTTTTCAGATGCACGAAACGCTTGAGAAGATAGACGCATACAGAAACTCTAAGCACATTACTGGTCAGAAGGACGCAAAGGACAGAAAGAAACCATTTTTCAATATATCAACTGCGGCAGTAAACGTTTGGTATAGAGCCACAGATATTGACCGAAAGCACATCAAGATTCGTGCGCTAAAGGCGAAGGACTGGATGGACTCATTCCTTGCTACCGTACACCTACGTGACTGGATGGTACGAGAGCGATTCGGACAGTTCCTCAATGAATGGGGACGTTACCTTGCGGCGTATGGCTCAGCAGTCGTTAAGTTCGTAGAGAACTCTAGCGGGCTACATATTTCAGTAGTGCCGTGGGGTGTTATTATCTGCGACCCTGTAGACTTTGACAACAATATCAAGGTAGAGATACTTGAGCTTACAGAAGCTCAGCTCTATTCGCGTATTGAGACACATGGCTATGACGCCGAGGCGGTAGAAGAACTCTGTGACAATCAGACTACCCGAGAGACACTAGACGGTCAGCGCAAGGACAACAAGACAGGTTACATCAAGCTGTACGAAGTACACGGTAAACTCCCACTTTCATTCATCACGCAAAAGGAAAGCGACGAAGATACATACGTTCAGCAAATGCACGTCATATCATTTGTCGGCCTTAAGAAAGGCAGGAAGACAGAGTATAAGGACTTCACCCTATTCTCAGGACGTGAGAAGTACGACCCTTACATGATTACGCACTTGATAAAAGAGCCTAATCGCACACTTGGTATCGGCGCAATAGAGCACTTGTTTGAGGCACAGTGGATGACCAACCACTCTATGAAAGCGGTTAAGGACTCACTCGACCTAGCAAGTAAGCTACTATTCCAGACGTCTGACCAAGCCTTCGCAGCTAAGAATGTACTACAGGACTTTGATACAGGTGATGTATTCTTCCACGCGCCTAATCAGCCATTAACTCAGGTAAACAACGCACCACACTCAGTAGTTGAGTGGCAGAACTACTCACAGCAGTGGAAGATGCTTGGTAATGAGATTGTGGGAGTGTCAGAAGCTATGCTTGGCGCACAACCTAAGTCTGGTACAGCATGGAGACAGACCGAAGCATTACTCCAAGAGTCATACTCACTATTTGAGGTAATGACTGAGAACAAAGGTCTACACATTGAGGACATGCTACGTGAGCGCATTATTCCGTACATCAAGCGTACTAAGCTCAATGGTGCAGATGAAATTGGCGCAACACTTGAACAGCACGAGATAGACAAGATTGACCCACGCTACATCAAGAACATGGCAGTGAAGAAGACTAACTCCTTAATGGTAGACCGTATCATCAACACTGACCTATTCGGTCCTAATCCAGAAAGAGGTATTGTACAACCAGAGGAACAGGCGCAGATGCTACAAGAGAACGCTGCGCAAGTGAAGGAAACACTTTCACCTCTTGGCAACCAGAGATTCTTTAGTCCTGACGAGGTAAACTGGAAAGAACAGTTTAAAGACCTTGAATGGGAAGTAGAAATCGACATCACAGGAGAGTCACATAACGCACAAGAAGCACTCACGACCCTTAATACCGCGCTTAAGTTGGTGGTTACACCAGGCTTTGAGCAGAATAAACGCGCCCAAGCGATTGTCGGGCGCATACTTGAATTGACGGGTACTATGTCACCAGTGGAATACTTCGCTATTCCCAGTGCGATGCCCGCCCCTGTTGATTCGACGGCAGGTGGTTTACAAGACCTAGTATTACCAAATGGCGGAACCACAAGAACAGCGGGTCAACCTTTCTGAAGAAGAAAAAGACCTGTTGCAAGTAACCTTCAAAGACAATGAGGGTTTTCTTCAGTCCATCCGCGCACTGTTTTTTGGGTTAGAAACAACCCCAGCAGAGCGCGAGCAGATTAGGACCGTGTTTCAGAACCCAGAGCTTCGGGCTATATTCTCCCGTCGCCTCGCCCCAGCACTTGACCGCACGTCAAAGATTGGGCAGGTGCAGGATGTATGGCTCGGTGCCGAGCAGATGGTGTTCTCTCAATCAAGAGACACTATCCAGCAAGCGTTAGAGTACAAAGAGCGTGCAGTCGAAATGACTCGCCACGCACTCGGCTTACTCGAAGACCCAGATAAACCTGCAATGCAGCTGGACTTCAAGCCAAGCCCACTCGACCCACTTGCTATCGGGCTCTTGGCACGAAACCAATTCATTCGTCATGTAGAACAGCAATTACTGTTCATTTGGGTTATCGCTAACACAGAAGTGGAAAAACCCACCGCACGTGCAGAGCGTATCCACAAGAACGAAGTTGAGTAGTTGTATTGTCCACATGGTATAATTCTTATTAACCGAGTAGCACTCTCTGACAAAAGTGCATAAACCTAGTTACGTCACTATGTCAACAGACGAAACAAACGAGCAAACCGAAGCTCAGACAACAAACGGTGAAGTCTCAGAGGTAACAGAAACTACTGAAACCGAAGAGCAGGCAGATGAACAGGAAGACTACCGTGGCAAATTAAACGCTACGAATAGATTTCTTGAGAAGGAGGGATACGTGTTTAAAGATGGACGATGGGTTAAGCCACAGGCTCCCGTAGTCCAGAGAAAGGAAGTTGTGCAGGCTAAACAGTCTGGCGATACACTTTCACTTAAAGACCAGTACGCTCTCACCTCTGCACAAGTGCACATTGACGACCTTGATGAAGTTGTAGAGGCAGCACGACTCCTAAAAATGCCTATTGCGGATGCCTTAAAGCACCCAGTAGTAAAAGGAATTCTCTCAGCTAAGGCTGATGAGCGAAAGACTGCTGAAGCAACCTCAACCAAGCCCGCCCGTCCTAGTCAGAAAAAGCCAGACCCTAATGAGATTCTTAGGAAAGCATCGCAAGGTGAGATTCCTGAAAAGGGTTCTCAGGAAGCAGAAGACTTATTCTGGGCCAAGCGCGGCGGGAAACGCTAGAAAAAACGACGGGGTAGACGGAATATAAACTTACTTACCCCTAATGGGAACTCAATCAACATACGGCGAGCGCGACAAGTATTTTCAGTCGCAGTACGACATTGTACTTCGTAACGCACTCGTTTGTGAGAAAATCTGCTCTGTAGACAATTCTGATACCAAGCGTATCCAGAATCCATACGGTGGTCAGCCAACGGCTACCATCCAGGCAGTTGCTGGTACTTACACAGTATCAGCATGGACCATCACTGATGACGCGCTTACAGTGACGGACGAAGTTATTTACGCAGAACACGTCCTTGCCCACGAAGAGTTCTTCGCGGTCTTTGACATCGCAGCTTCTCGCATCGATAACATGATGTACGCAGTTGCGTTCGGTATCGACAAGTTCGTGCTGAATAACCTCTGTGAAGATGCTACTGGCTCGTACACGACTCCAGCAGGAGGCTTTACGACATCAGCAAACATCAACGAAATCATGGCTAACCTCCTTTCAAAGGTGGCAGGCTATGAGGACACATACAAGGGCTTGTTCCTTGTTATCGAAAACACCGACCTTGTAGGCTTTGCAATCGCAGGTGCTACAAACGGATTCTCAATGTCAGACGCGACCCTCCGCAACGGTTTTATGAACCAGTGGATGGGTGTGGACATCTACGTTGTACGCTCTGGTACGTTCGTGTCTGCAACGCTTGGTACGACTACGGTTACGAACTCAGGTCACCGTGTATTCGGTGTCAAGGGTGTCGCTACCTACGCCTCACCACGCGGTATGCAGTACGAAGAGAAGGCAGTTACGCTCAAGACTGGTCGCGAAATCGTCGTGTACGGTCTCGTCGGCTTTAAGCTCTGGGCGCAGAAGGCTACTCTCGTAGTGGACATCACGCTCGCATAACTTATTAGACTCGCTTCGGCGGGTCTATGGGGCTCTGGTCTCCGTCGTACCAGCTCCCCACAGACTCGCTGACGCATCACAAACACAATGGCAAAGAAAGACGAGTTAAAAAAGGAGGAAGAGGTTGTAGAAACCGCTCCTGCTAGCAACATTATTGTTGAGGACCCACAGGTTCTTCGACCACGCGACCTTCCGTTGGTGATTAAACCAGCGTCAGGCTCATGGGCTAATGCTGCACAGGAGGAGTTTGCACGAACCTTGAATGGATACGCATACAAGAATCCTGAGAAGTGGGCAAAGAAGAAGGCAGTCTTGATCGCCCAGCTTGAGAATCTTGCACACGACCCAGAAGGTATCATCAAACTCCGTGGTGGTGACACAAACATCTCCTTCAACAATAAGCTTATAAAAAGCTAACCATGAATAAATTACTAACAGGTGCTATAGGAGTCGTCGCGGTGCTCGCACTTTTCTTGGCGGTACAGTCCCCTGCCCCGCA